GCGGACCTTGATGGCGCGCGTTTATCACCGAACTCAGGGCCTAAATTTCAGCTCACTTTTCCTGCGCCCGCGCCGACGATAACCCAGTCGCCTTATGCTACGGTACCTATCAAGCCCAGTAATTTGAAATACGACCGTCCCGCAGTTGGTGCGCAAAGCCAGTTTCTTGCATCTACCGGCTCAGTCGCGCCGAGCGTAAATACCATAGCCGCGGCGGTGCCGCCCGCGTCACCGGAGGCAATGCGTGTCGGCACGGGCACTCTGCCAGAACGCCCGTCACCATCAATACAACTACCGGTGCAGCAAAGTAGCACGCAAGGGGACGCGCCACCCGTAGCCGGCGATGTATTTCTCGATGGCACGCTGGTTGGCCGGTGGATGTGCCGCTTTCTGACGCGTGAGGCTGCGCGCGACCCTGCAGGACCTACCGGGTTTGACCCGCGACGTAATTCTATCCTTCCTGGACCGACAACGGGGCTCTGATGGGCGGACTAACGCTGGGCTCGGTTACGCTTGCGGCTTTCGAAATACCTGGACAGGTACAGTTCGGCGGCAAGCAGGCCTTGGCTGTGCATCGACTGCCTGGCGGCGTTCGGGTAATTGACGTCATGGGAAGGGACGATGCGGATATAAGCTGGTCTGGTATCCTATCCGGTGGCGATGCCTCCGGCCGCGCGAGACTGTTGGATGCCATGCGCGCGGCGGGCAGCACCATTACCTTGTCGTGGGATGTGTTCGCCTATTCGGTGGTGATCGCTGACCTGCGATTGGTGTATAATAACCCCTGGTGGATTCCTTATCATCTTATCTGCAAGATCGTGACGGACCAAGCCCAGTATGTCATACCATCGACGCTTACCGACGCAACCGCGATAACGAATGACTTGACCTATGCAGCGCGCTTGACTCCTGTTGTTGGAGCGGAACGTGCTGTATCTGCCTCTGGTGCGCTTACCGCGGGGACGCAGGCTAACGCGAGCGCAATTCTTGCCATTGCGAGTAGCGCGTCCGCTATCGGCTCAGGGATTCAGGCTGCGGAGGAGGCTATGCAGTCGGGTGAGATTCCGACGATTGTAGCGGCAGCGGGATCGCTCGCCTACTTGACGTCCGCGCAGGGATTTGTCGGCCGGGCCGCAACCAACCTACAAAATGTGAGCAGCTAAATGCAGGTTGTCACTGTCGCAAGCCAGACCCTGTTCCAGGTCGCTCTGACTTACTTGGGCGATGCCACGCAGTGGATACGCATCGCTACACTGAATAATATCACAGACCCCTGGTTGGATGGCCTTGTGACACTAACGATTCCCGATGTGAACCGGTCGGCGGGGGGTGGGGTTGCCGGTCAGTGAAGCAAGAGTTCCTACAATTGCGGTATTTGTCAATGCTGTTCAAGTGCCTGGGATCTTGGCCGCGGATATCGACCTGAATAGCCACCTGGCAGCAAACCGATTCCGTATCCGCGCCTCGCTGACGGCATCCGGAGCAACTATTTGGAACCAGACTCCTCTGTTGATTACAATTCGGTTTGGTCTAGACGGCGCCTTGTCGACTTTGATGACAGGCAATGCCGACCGCGTGACGATTGATCCTATACGCGGAGAAGTTAGTATTGATGGACGTGACCTGAGCTCGCGCCTTATTGCGTCACGCATTCAGCAAGCGTTTGAAAACCAAACCGCCAGCGAAGTGGCTACGCAATTGGCGACCGATCAGGGTTTGCAGGCGGCGGTGATAACGACAACCCAGCCGGTTGGGAGATATTTCCAAAACGGGCATACCCAGACCAGTCTGGATCAACATGCGCGAACGACCACGGCATGGGACCTTCTTATCCGTCTTGCGGAATTTGAGGGTTTCGAAGTCTGGGTGGAAGATGAGACGCTCTATTTCATGCCGGCTTCAACTGACTTCGGCACGCTTTCTATCTCACCGTCTGATTGCATATCTATGGATATACAGCAATCCATGAGCTTGTCGAACAATCTTGAGGTGACGGTAAAAAGCTGGAACTGTATCGGCCAGCACATGGTGCAGCAAAACGCCTCAGCGGGCGGAACTGTAGGTACACCGAGCAATTATGTCATTGTTCGCCCCAATCTGACAGCGGCCGCCGCACAGATGTTGGCTCAGAGCGTGGTCAATCAAATGGCTGCTCAGGCGCGCAGTGTCAGCTTCGAGATGCCTGGCGACCTCACGACTATGCCAAGGATGATGCTTACCCTTTCCGATACCGGGACCGCATTCGACGGGAGTTACGTTATCTCCGATGTAGAGCGCCGACTATCCTTCAGTCATGGGTTCACACAATATGTGCAAGCGAGGAGCCCTTATTGGACAGTTTCCTCAACCTGATCAAAGGCGATACGTCCCGCCTGGACCAGGCTTGGGGTCAGCCACGGCTCGCTATCGTCAGCTCCGTTGATCCGGCGACGTTTACCGTGCGTGTGTTGATACAGCCAGAAGGGGTACTTTCCGGCTGGCTGCCAGTGCTTTCCATGTGGATAGGCAATGGCTGGGGCCTTGCCTGTCCGCCCAGCCCAGGCGACCAAGTGCTTCTGATATGCCAAGAGGGCGATGCGGAGCAGGGCATTGTGGCGGGCCGGCTGTGGTCCAGCGTAGCAACTGCCCCCGCGGCACCCGTTGGGGAATTCTGGATTGTTCATAGAACCGGAAGCTTCATAAAGCTGCAGAATGATGGGTCGATCGCCAGTTCAGCGCCGAGTTGGACGCATCAGGGTGATCTGCATGTGAATGGCAATATCTATGACAGTTATGGTGCCTTGGCGACTTTACGTTCCGACTACAATGAGCACGTTCATCCGCCGAGCAACGTGCCGCCATCACCGCAGGACTGATTTGTGTTGAGCCTACAGGATGCTTCTCTGCCGTGGAACGCCGACCTGACCGCCAGTGCGATAGGCGATATTGCGCTGGTGAGCGGCACGGCCTGGAGCCAGCAGCGCGTGCTTCGGCGATTATTGACGAACCCGGGCGACTATATATGGCAGCCCAATTATGGCGCTGGGCTTGGTGCACTTGTTGGCCGAACAATCGACATTCTTGCCATTCAGGCGCTTATACGTAGCCAGATATTTCAGGAGGCGAGTGTCGCCAACGTGCCTGAGCCATCTGTGACGGTGAGCAGCTCTGACGGCAATACCATTTGGGTGGATATTCGCTACGTGGATGCCACGACTGGTGAGACCCAGGTGCTGACTTTTTCCATAGGTTCCTGACATGCTTCTGCCGCTGCAAACCTTCACCGCACTAGTGCAGCAAATGGCGGCCGGCGTGCAAGGTGCCGCGGCGCAATTGATAGATTTGTCGGCTGGGTCCGTGCTTCGGGCGTTGCTGGAAGCCTGCGCATCTGTCGCTCTTTGGATGCAGTGGCTAATACTGCAAGTTTTGACGATGACCCGAGCCGCCACCAGTGTTGGCTCCGACCTTGATAGCTGGATGGCGGATTTTTCGCTGACCAGGCTGCCCGGAGTGCCGGCTAGTGGAACGGTGATTTTCGCGCGCTATACGATCGGCCTGGCGACGACGATTCCCGTTGGCGCCCTGGTGCAGACCAGCGATGGGTCGGAAAGCTTTACTATTGTGGCTGCCACGACGAACCCTGCGTGGAATGGCAGCAACGGCTATACACTTGCCGCGGCGGCTGCCAGCGTAGCCGTGCCTGCGCAGGCCGTGACTATTGGAAGCGCCGCGAATGTCCAGGCTGGAACCGTCGCCATTCTATCAACGGCTATCGCTGGTGTCGATACGGTGAGTAACCCGACGCCATTTGCCGGAGGCATGGACGCGGAAACCGATTCTGCCTTTAGGCTACGGTTTCAGAAATATATCAATAGCCGTTCGCTTGCGACGGTGAGCGCGGTGCTTTTCGCTATCTCCTCCGTGCAACAAGGGCTGCGCTATGTGGTGTTTGAGAACCAGAATACAGAAGGACAGCCGGCCCCGGGGAACTTCGAGATTACGGTAGATGACGGAACCGGATACCCACCGAGCTCTCTCATCTCATCCGTGCAGAGTGCGGTCAATGGTGTGAGGCCGATAGGATCAATTTTCAGTGTGACGCCGCCGGCGGTAGTGACTGTCAGCGTTGCGCTGACCTTGGAAACCAGCAATTCGCTCACGGAACCGGCCGTAGCCGCCATTGTGCGGTCTTCCATCTATAGTTGGATTGCAGGGTTACCTATTGGCGGCATACTCGCTATTTCCAGAATCGATGCGCTGGCACATGCGGCAGACCCGAGCGTGGTCAGCGTGTTGAATGTTACAATTAATGGCGTCGAAGATGACCTTTCGGCACCGCTGGCTGGCGTGTTGCTGCCGGCCTCGGTGGTGGTGAGCTGAGATGCTTGGCGATGCGGACGATATGGCGAGCCGGCTTTGGCGCGTTTTGCCAAATAATTGGTTCAATCAGACTTCACCGCTCCTCAATGGGGT